TTTTCCTATACCTCCCCGATGACCACTAGTACGGTCCCAGCCGGTCCATGCGTGGGCCAAATTGAACAGGATTGATAGGAGTATGACCCAAATTAAAAAGCCGCGTATGGGGGCTACAGAGCCTCGCTTGCATAGTCCATACTTAAAAGGAAAATCTCGCGGCGTTGAGATTGCCCAGCTTGCCGACAGTATCGGGATGCCGCTTTTACCGTGGCAAAACTTTGTAATTAACGATATGTGTACGGTCGATGAGGATAATTTATTTATTAGGAAAACTTCGCTCATATTATGTAGCCGACAGCAAGGAAAAACTCACCTCGCGCGTATGGTGATGCTGGGCCACATGTTTCTATTTGATAGCCCTAACGTGCTCATTATGAGCTCTAATAGATCGATGGCCTTGGACACTTTTAGACAGGTTGCCTATGCCATAGAGAACAATGACGGCATGCGTAAACAGGTTAAACAGATCCGGTATGCAAATGGCACCGAGTCTATCGAGCTTAAAAACGGTAATCGCTTAGATGTTGTAGCCGCTACTCGTGATGGTTCACGTGGTCGTACCGCATCCTTGTTATACATTGATGAGATCCGAGAGATTAGCGAGGAGGGCTTTAGAGCTGCAACGCCTACAACTCGCGCTAAGCCGAACGCACAAACCTTGCTCACCTCTAATGCCGGGGACTCGTTTAGTACGGTGCTCAATGACTTACGCGAAAGAGCTATGAGTTTTCCTCCTAAGACCTTTGGGTTTTACGAGTACTCAGCTCCCCAATTCGCAAAGATTACGGATCGAGATGCGTGGGCCATGGCTAACCCGGCGCTTGGCTACACCGTAACTGAGGAAGCACTTGAGGAAGCTGTAGCTACTCAACCTATTGAGACCACTAAGACAGAGCTGTTATGTCAATGGATCTCAAGCACTCAAAGCCCATGGCCGCATATGGCCGTTGAGGATGCAGCTGATAAGGATCTAAAAATGTCGGTGGGGCCGCTTACTATATTTGCCTTTGACGTTAGCCCTAGTCGTAGAGACGGCTCATTATGTATGGGCCAAGTGCTCGAGGATGGTCGTATTGGCGTAGCTGTTTTAGAGATCTTTCATAGTGATGTATCTATTGATGAGCTCTTTGTAGCTAATGCCATCGCCAAATGGGCAAAGGTTTACTACCCTCGACAGATTGCTTACGACAAGTACACCACAGCCTCTATTGCCAAAAGGCTTGAAGCAAATGGATTACAGGTAACTGACATATCAGGGCAAAAAGGGTATCAGGCATCCGGGGACCTCTATGAAAGTCTTGCCAATAAGAGGCTTGTGCACTCGGGGCAAGATGAGCTTGTAGCTCATATGGCTAATTGTGCAGCTAAAGAGTCTGACTCATCGTGGCGTATCGTGCGGCGTAAGTCAGCTGGCCCGGTAGATATAGCTATAAATTTAAGTTTTATCGTCCACATACTTACTCAGCCGATGGGTCAGGCTCAGGTATACGTGTAGAGACACGCCGAGAGTTTTCGGATTTTATGCTTGACATTTTGAGAAAATCCCTCCCATGGGATTACTCCAAACTCTAGGTTTTAAGTCAGCTGAAAAGCCGGCTATTGAGGCTCAGTACGCACCTGCCGTAATGTCTACACAATATGGCTACGGTTCATTTAATACAGGATCTACTTACGGATATAACACGAGCGGTATAGATCGTAATTTTGCTTTACAGGTTGCATCTGTCGCGCGTTGCCGTAATTTAATTGCTGGAGTTATTTCCGGTATTGACTTAGCATTATATAAAAAATCAACAGGAGAAAAACTAGGCTCTCCTATTTGGTTAGAGCAACCTGATCTACGCCAGCCTCGCAGCGTTACAATTTCTGCAACCGTAGACAGTTTAATATTTTACGGCACCGCATATTGGCGCGTTACATCTTTGTACGCAGATGATGGACGACCTAGCGGTTTTGAGTGGGTAGCTAATAACCGAGTTACTTACACTACAAATAAATACGGTACAGAGATCGAGGATTACTTTGTCGATGGTATTAAAGTACCAATGGGCGGTATCGGATCTCTTGTAACCTTTCAAGGATTAACACCAGGAGTATTAGATACAGCTGGTACAACTATTAAAGCTGCTTACGATATACAAAAGGCTGCCGCTGTTAGCGCAAATACACCTATGGCTACAACAGTATTAAAAAATAACGGTGCTGATCTACCGGAGTCACAGGTTCAAGGACTCTTGGCAGCTTGGAAAGCTAGCCGTGCCTCGCGCTCAACGGCATATTTGACTTCTACTTTGACCGTGGAAAATATTGGCTTTAGTCCTAAAGACATGATGTACAACGAGGCATCACAGTATTTAGCAACTGAGATCGCTCGTGCGATGAACGTGCCGGCCTATTACATATCGGCCGATATGAATAACTCAATGACATATCAGAATATTATCGATGGTCGTAAAGAGTTTATGGCTTACTCATTACAACCGTATATCTGCGCTATTGAGGACAGGCTCTCAATGAACGACATAACCAATTCACAAAATCAGGTGCGTTTCGCGGTAGACGACAGCTTCTTACGTGCAGATGCGATGGAGCGATTAAATATTATTGAGAAAATGCTAAGCCTAGATTTGATCGATGTAAATAAAGCCCGACAAATGGAGCAACTAACACCGCTAGGAGATACAAGTGCTACTAACGTTTAGTCAAGAAATTCAGGCCGCTGACACAGAGCGCCGCATCGTATCGGGGCTAATTGCTCCTTACAATGAAATCGGATCAACAAGTGCGGGTAAGGTAATGTTTGAGCGCGGCTCAATTACTTACGGCGAAGCTACAAAAATCAAATTACTTATGCAGCATCAACAGGATAAGCCAGTAGGTCGCGCTATTAGTTTTAGCGACTCTACCGAAGGCGTATACGGATCTTTTAAGCTTTCGAGTAGCACTCGAGGACAAGATGCGCTCGTACTCGCTCAGGAAAACCTAGTAAGCGGCTTATCCGTAGGGGTCGATGTTACGGCCTCTAAGCCGATGGGTGATTACCTGTTAGTAACGGCGGCGGTCCTCAAAGAGGTAAGCCTCGTAGAGAGTGCGGCCTTTTCAAGCGCATCCGTAACTGATATTGCAGCGGCTCGGGCCGAGCTCATCGCTGCGACTAGCACGAAAGAAAAAGTAACAACGATTTCTACGACCATCGTAGAGACCGAAACAGAAACAGAAACCGAAAGCGAGGAAGCTGTGACTACAGCCCCAGAAAATACATCGGAGGAAACTCCGGTAGATGCACCGGCCGAGGCTGAAACAGTCCAAGCCGCTCGTAAGATCATCCGACCATCTGTACTCGACTCTCAAAGAGTACGTACACCTATTACATCAATGGGCGCATACACAGAGCACAAAATCAAAGCAGCACTTGGTAACGAGGACTCAAAGCTTTATGTAACAGCTGCCGATGACAGCTTCTCTACAAACCCTGCATTTTCACCTACTCAGTACTTAGCAGAATTTCCTACTAACACTCGTTTTGGTACACCTGCTATCGATGCTTGCTCACGTGGAGTTTTGCCTACTAACGGTATGACGATCAACGTGCCTTCACTCGTTACCTCAGCCGGTGGCGGTACAGGTGTAGCACCTGTTGTAACAGTCGAGGCAGAAGCCGGAGCGGTACAAAATACCGGGATGGAAACGGCTTATCTAACAGGTACAGTCAATAAGTACGCAGGTATGAATACGATCAGCGTAGAACTACTAGAGCGCTCAGATCCAAACTTCTATGCAGAGCTTACAAATCAACTACAAAACGCTTACCTAAAGACGCTTGATACAACAGTACTAGCAGCTCTTATCGCAGCTGGTCAGTACAGCTCAGGATGCGATGCAGACTCAGCAGGTATTATCGAATTTGCCTCAGACTCAGCTCGTAAGGTTTACGAAGCTACAGGTTATTTTGCTAATAACTACATCGCCAATGGATCACAATGGCAGCTACTTATGGGTGCTACTGATACAACAGGCAGGCCAATTTATTCGGCCAGTCAGCCGATGAACGCTGGAGGCCTTGTGCAGCCGGGATCTATTCGCGGCAACGTACTAGGACTCGATTTGTATGTAGATAAGAACTTTACAGCTACTACAACTATCGACGACTCTGCCGTGATCCTTGCACCTGAGGCCTTTACGGTTTACCAGTCACCTACGGCGTATATGTCTGTAAACGTAGTATCAAACCTACAAGTACAGGTAGCGATCTACGGCTACATGGCAACAATCGCAAAAATGCCTAAGGGTATCGTTAAGTTTAATCTCAACTAATAACACACTAATAGTCGGGAGGGCTCTTAGCCCTTTGAGTCCTCCCGGCCCTAGTAAGTAAAGGAGTAAACAAGTGCCAGCTACATACGTCACCGAGGCCGAGCTAAGAGCTAACCTAGGCATCGAAAATTTGTATAGCTCAGACATCGTAGAGACGTGTTGTCAGGCTGCCCAAGATTTACTCAATCAGTTTTTATGGTTTGACTCTGCACCTGTTGTAGGCACGGCTTTACAAGATAACGTAGCTACAGTTATGGTTGCTAACCCGGCGATCTTTAGTACCGGGGACTCTGTAACCTTGAGTGGGTGCGGCGCAACTTTTAACGGCACCTACACGATTACCGGAACGATCCCATGGACAGCCGGGACTACTACGCAGTTTCCATCCATATCTTTCAATACTCGTTTATTTAATTATCCTAACGGCTACAGCTTTATCCAATTTGCTAGAACAGCCGCTAACGCTAATTTTACTCGAGTGCTTCCTTACGGCTCAGCTGTAGGAGCAGACACAAAGACAAACACCTACGCGACTACACCAAGTGTAAGAGAAGCGGCCATGATTTTGGCCGTAGACATTTTTCAAGCTCGCCAAGTGTCACAGACAGGCGGCGTATCAATCGATGGATTTAGTCCAAGCCCCTACAGGATGGGCAATAGCATGATCGGCAAAATCCGTGGGCTCATCGCCGGATACACAAACCCGAACACAATGGTCGGATAATGACAGCGGCCATTACAACACTCAGAGCTACTATTGCAGCGGCTTTAGATGAGCCTAACTCTTGGAATACTTACAGCTTCCCTCCGGCGACCATCACGGCTAACAGCGTGATCGTATCTCCGGCAGAGAATTACATCACACCGAGCAATAACTCTTATGCTGCTATTGCACCACTTGCTAATTTTAGAATAATCATGACCGTACCTATGTTTGATAATCAAGGCAATCTACAAGGGATCGAGACCTTGGCCGTAGCTGTGTTTAACAAGCTGGCAGCATCATCGATCAAATTCAATATTGGCGCGATGAGTGCTCCCTCTGTACTTGAAGTACAAAGCGGATCTCTCTTAACTGCCGATTTCTCTATATCCGTACTCACGAGCTGGAGCTAAACAATGACTGACCTAACACCCGAGGAGCTGGCTTTTCTTATAAAGATAGGTCAGATCGAAGCACCATCAAATACAATAAAAACAACAGCCAAGAAAGACGAGGAATAAATCGTGGCAATTTTTCTAAATAATAAAGTCGGCTTTAAGGTCGGCGCTGCACCTGTGGATTTTACTGACCACGTAACCGCTTTCACTCTTACTCAACAATCGGACCAAATTGAGGTCACGGCCATGGGTTCAACCGCACATAATTTTGTAACTGGGCTCTCCAGCGATTCGATTACGGTAAGTCTGCTAAACGACACAGCGGCAGGATCAATCTTGGCAACGCTACAAGCTGCATACGGCACGACTGTAGCATTTAAGGCGATCCAAGATTACACAGCTGCGGTATCTGCTACCAATGTTTTATACACCGGTACATTTTTGGTAGACAATCTAACTCCCCTCAACGGTGCTGTCGCCGATGAAGGCATGATGGATTTGACTTTTACATGTAACTCAAAAACAGTAGTAGCAACTACTGGCACTTGGTAAATCAAACTAACTAACAAAGGGGCAAACCATGGCAAAGCTAAAGATCGTACGTAATGATGGCACCGAACTAGAAGGCGAAATCTCGCCGGCTATTGAGTATGCCTTTGAGCAGTATTACAAGACAGGCTTTCACAAAGCCTTTCGTGAGCTTGAGCA